ATCACGATTTAACCGGAGCGCACACATGTTAAATTTTAATATTAAAGATTATATGACTGTATTGTTACCAACTGGCAGTTATCGTGTAATTGTTAAAGCAATTGAATTAAAAGAAGATAAGGGTTTTCTCCTTGTAAAATTTGAAATCATCAGCGACTTTAAAAAAGGCAAGCGCTTAGTAGATGTTTTTAATATTTTCCATGTTAAAGATGACGTTAAAGAGCTTGCTCGAGAAAAATTAGCAAAGCTTGCTGTCGCGGCTAAACTTGAAGATTTAAAAAATATCCATGAATTAATTGATAAAATTGTCGAAGTTGATGTTAGCGACTATTATAAAAACGGAGAATCAAAAAACAAAATTGATAAATATAAGATATGTCCATTAGAAAACTTACATCCAGATGCAGACTATGGGACAGTAGCCGATGGATACAGCCAGTTAATGAGCAATTCTGCACCAGAAGACGGCGTTCCATTTTAGGGAGAAATGAAATGATGATGGAGATAAAAGATTCTGTAAAGAATTGGCATTCATTTATTAATATACATCAAATAGTCGCCATTACATTTATAATGTCAACTCCGAAGGCCATGAAATTTCATATGGTCTCTGGAAAAGAATTTAGTGCTGACATTATATTTTACGATGTATTCAGTAAACTTATGGGAGAAGATTTGATAGACATTAGTAAAATGAACAGAATTGGGCATAAAATTAATTAATTGGAGAAAGTCATGAGTGAGAAAATTATATTAATATTTCTAGTTTCTGCTTTTATTACATTATTAATTATACTTTTATGCAACTTCATGATTAAGCTTTTTTTCGTAATCGATTGTAATCAAAAGCCCAAATGTAACTTGAAACGTACTAATAACTTAATGAGGAATAATAATGAGAACATTAAATGATATAGAACTTCGTTTGTATAGACTAAAAGAGAATGAAGAAGAGATGCAAAAGAAAATCGGTATGCTTGAATTAAAAGTGGCTGCACTTATTTTAGGCGCTGATTTGTCTAGAAACTATGTATTAGAGATGGCAAGAAAGCAATTAAAAAATTAATTGCATCATACTACGGAGTAAAAACAGGCGCTAAATGCGCCTGTTTTGTTTTCAGCTATTATGCATTATTAAATGATAATGAAATGGTACCAGTCCCAGCCGTTCCAGCATTAGTAAACTGGTTTTGGGTAGCGCTTGCAAAAATTGTTATTACACCAGCCGTTGTTATTATGAACGAGCCAACAGCAAATGCGCTATTGTCCGTCACTAAACAAATACCGCTAACGTCTGCAAGTGGTCTAAAATCAGCGGGCAATGCCGTTGCAGTAGTAATATTGGCAGTATTAGTCGCTGCAGCCGCAGGAATAGCAGTAATAGTAATAAATGTTACTTTATCAGTAGGATTTAATCCTTCAAATCGTTGCACATGAACACGCCCCGCTTGAGAAGCAGTGAATGGGCCAGTCCAACTAACGACTAAATCCGCATTTTCATATTGGGTGATAAAGCCGCCACCGACAGGCCAGAAAAGACCACTAGGTATGCGCACAGGCGCGCCGGCAATATCGCCTAGCTGAACATAAGATGTTTGGGTCGGAATAGATCCTATACGTACAGGTACCGCCCCACTTCCAGCATCAATACCATCAATATATGATATTAGAGCGCCGCCACCGACACTAGTAACGCCAATCTGAGTAAATCCAAGAACATCAGCGCCTATAAATAATCTATCATTAGTATTTTTCCTATTGATAACATCAGTTATAACACTATTATTAAATAATTTATCACCAGTAAATTGTTGAGCTGCTACACTTACAATTCCTGGATTAGTCGCATCAGCAAATTCTAAAGTTGCTACGCCACCACTAATAATCAAGCCGTTAGCGTCCGTTGCTGCTACCGGTGCGGCAACAGTAATACTAGAACTTGAACCTAAGTATAAATCGGTACCGGTAGTGAATGGGTCTAAAGCAGTAATCCGGACCATCGAGGTACCGTCAGATGCAACAATCGATAATAAATCGTTGATGAAAACTTTATCAGTTGCGCCATCAATATTATTTGGGAAATACGATGCACCACCAATCGTAGCTAATGTATCGGTCAAGCTTTTATAGGTATGGATAACCGAAGTTACACCAGCACCTTGCGCGTTCGCGGTTGTAACACCACGATTAAATTGAAAACCTCTTAAATCAAATGCCATGTCTATATCCTCAATATGTAAAAATAATTCTTATTCAAGCGTGTAACTTATCGATCCCTTATCGAACCCAATAGGAACCAGTGCTGTAAATGCCGATGTACCGTCAGAGTCATTGTGTATATGTATTTGGCCTGCGTTATCAACCTCAACCAAAGCTCCTTTAAAAACACCATTATTTTGAACACGCCAATAACCAAAGACCCCATTTGCTGGAATAAAATTAGATGGTAAATTAGTATTAGATGTAAATTCTTCAGAAGGAGCTGCTTGTGCCGCTGCCGTACCATCATTCCTTGATTTAATCGTTACTAACTTCCCAACCCGGACTAAGGTAAAATTAATATCCCCCGTAGTCTCTGTATTATTTGTAAATGTTGTTGTAAATGCTTTTTCACTGTAATCCTCTATGAGGGACTGGTCGGGATCTGGATTTAAACTAAATCTCAATCCACTAACTAAATGAAGTGGAGGCGCAATTTCACATGCAGCGCTGAAAATTGTAAAAATTCCTGTTCCTCCTGCTACATAGGTCAAACCTCCCATAATTTTATCGTAATATAACCTGTCAGGAGATGCCGCAAAATTAAATATAATTTTATTCGGATCCACTATTCCATCATCAATATAAACATTCGTATTTTGGAATGTAATTGTAGTGGGTTTCATGTTAATGCCATTTACAACAACACCATTCGCAGTTGTTTTTTCGGTCACTGTATCGGTTAATAATGTATCGGTAAAGGTTGCTGTTTTATTTGCAGAATTTAAAACTATTCCAGTTGTTCCAGAACCACCAGCGCCAGCAACTAAAAATAATTCTGGGTTTGCCGTTAAAAAACCTTGCTGACTAAATACCATCCCGAAAAGTGAATTTGGAGCGCCTGTAAATTGAAAAACAACACCATTCATTGAAGTTGTATCACTCGTAATTATTTCTACTCCAATGCTTCCTGTTGCTTTTTGAATAATTAATCCATTAGTCGGTTCAGTTATTAAAACATTTTCATGAAATGTTTTTACACCGCCAAAATCTTGCGCTACTGCCGTTACAATTCCAGGGTGTGTTTGGTCGGCTATTTCAGTACGCAATGTATTTGCTGCAAAGGTTAATGCATTTCCGTCTGTTGCCGCAACCGGTGCACCAATACTAAAGGCAACACTCGCTTCAAAAAGGTTCGCACCTAATGTAAATGGCGCTAACGATAACACTTGGGCAAAGATGGACGTATCGGAGCCTTCAACAACAAAATAATCACCCACATACATTAAATCTTGGTTGCTTCCTTGATTTAAATAATCTGGAAAATAAATTCGAATAGCCGCGATGGTTGAAAGTGGATCCTTATAGGTATGCACAATCGCAACTTGGCTTGTGCCCTGCGCATTAGAAGTCCCTATACCACGGTTTATCTGTAAATTTTGTATATTAAACATTTTATTGTCCGCTCATCCACGTTAAATTACTTGCTGTGGTATTTCCCAATGCGCTAGTTGATAAAACACGTTTAAATGTGCCGTATAGCTTCGTACCTGCTATCACATTACTAATAAAAGAAATGACCGGGACTTCATTTAATGTATGCGCCATTTCAATTGCTAAGTTTCCACCGGTACCTACATAAATTTCTTTTGCAGTTATTTTATCAATCACAACGCCGTTTTGATTAATGAGGAAATAAGAATCAATGACTACAGGAAGCATAATCGCAACAGCACGACCAAGTTCTCGCATATGCGATGCTTCATTCGTGAGGTGCATTCTTAAATCTACACTAGACATTTTTTATACCTTTTTAATAAATTTTAAAATAATTGTATCATCTTTTTTATAACTTTACATACAAATAAATCTTTAGGGTACTTTAGTTAATATATCAATTAATATCTTGCCCTGGTCTTGGTTATAGGTTTGGTAAATGTATGGCGATAATGGAATATTTCCGCGCTGGACTTGGCAACAATCTAAATTAAATTTACCTATTACGTCCAACGGGAAGTTCCATCTCACGCTTAAATAATCATTATTATTTGTCCCTAATACTTTAGTTGCTACTGAAGGCGCTGTAATTTGAATTGATTGCCTCGCCCATCCGCCAACAGCAAAGTTAAAAATTTGAGAGATTGAAGTTGATGCAGAAGGGGTGCCGCCCGTCCCGTAAAATTGGAATATTTCTAAACTTCCAATTCCTGCAACAGAAGCATTAGTATCAAATGAAATGGTCAGTAATTCATTCGAGAAGGATTCAACATTAGGTATCACTTGTTCAAAAAAAGCTGCTGTTTGTGGAGCACCGGCGATTACTAATTCATATTCAAAATATACCGGCGCATTTGCACTCGGTGAATTAGGGAAGCCTTCGCCAATCGCTGTTACATCGACAAATTTAATTGTACTTGTTTCCCCAGCTCCCCCTTCTTTACGGAAAATCCAGCCGCAATCCGAACCATGTAAGCTCTTAACATAATTACCAGCCTGATCTTTAAAGAAGCCTGCAGCAGGCGCCATTCGATGATTAACGCCGGCTGTTGGATGTATTTCTGAATCAGCGGCAGATTTTGCTTCAATAAATGCAAACTGGCCGTTCACAATGTGGTTTTCAATGTCCAACGTAGTTGTTATAGGAGTAACACCCCCACTACCAGAAATTGGAAATTTGTCCAGAGTGAAAATAATGTTCCCTTGCGCATCTTTGACAACCATGTAATAAAGTCCTGCAGTTGTCACATCAAAATACATCGGGACTGGTGAACCGCCCGTTGCATCAAGAATAATAGGGTCAGTATAAGGAAAAAGTCCTGCCGGATCGGAAAATACAAATTTAGGCGTTGTATGATCGAGTGTACTTGTAAAATACATTGAACCACCCGCAGCAGGTCGCCCCGTTAAATCTAAAAAATACCACTTTGGACTTGGAGCAATTGCAAATGTTAGCATAACTATTTCCCTAAAAAAGATGGTGATAAATAGGTGCGCCTAAAAGCGATACACCAGCAATCGGACCGCCTACACCTGCAGCCCATTTAGCTACACGCTGTCTTGATAAATTATTCATAATGTCTGCAATCTGAGCCGCTGACTCAGGCGTCCTTAAATAGCCCAGTCCTTGATTGTCTAAATTACCGTAGGCATTAACGAGCGCCGTTGGATCGACATTTCGTTGAAACCCCTGCGCGCCTGGTAAATCTTGAACAGCCCCTTTTAATTTAGTGGCTAATAATAAATTCTTTGATGGATCCGATAAATTCTGACGCACTAAATCAACGGCTTGATCATTACTTTTTAATAAATTCGCAATGTTACTCGGATTAATTTGTAGCCCTTTTTTTAATACCATTTTCCTTAATGTAGGATTTTCTAAAAATGGAGCAACGGTATTTTTATAATTTTGTCCTGCAGCCGCATATTGATTGGCTAAATCTGTATCGCCATTATTTGCTAATGAATTTGTAATATCGTTATTTAAAAGAGAACGGCCTTGTAATAATTGACCGCCTAATTGACGAATACTGCCGTCAGGATTGGTTGCTAATTTCGCGCCTGTTTTTCCTAATTCAGACTGCAAATCATGCGCATTTGCAAAACTTGGACTGTCTAAAAAATCACTAATGGAATCATTAATTGTTTTACTGTGTTCGCCTAAATCAATATTACTTAGAAAGTTTTGAAAGCCTTCAGGATTAATTGCTTTTTGTGGAGTAATAGTTGAAATCCCAGGGAATTGTTTTTCAATTTCATCCGGATATCCAGATTGGCTTGCTTGATTTAATATATCTGTGTATTGCGAATTTGCCGTTTGTTTTGCAGCTTGATAATTTCCTTTAAGTTCTTCTGCCACTGGTTTTGTCGCAGATGACATTGATTGGTCGCCCAATAAATCATTTACAAAGCTCGTTGCTTTTTTACTTGCAGACAGCCCTAATTTATTTTGTAATGCATCTAAACTTCCTTTTAAACCAGCTCCGCCTAATTTAGAAAGGTCTTTAAGTGCACTTCCAACCGGTAAGTTTTCTAAACTTTCTGCAGATGGAACCACCATTGCTGCGGTTGATAAAAGATTACTGACTTGTGGTGAAGTCGTTGGAACAGCTTGTGATTCTTGAGGTAATATCTGAGACAATGGAGAAAATGGTGCCGCAACTCCACTTAAACCAGCTGCCGTTTGTGTAACAGCGCGAGGAATTGCACCTAACACACCTTCTGCTCCAGATAATAAAATTCTCGGATTTTGTGCAACGGCAGCCGCTAAATTTCCTAATTGGGGCGCCAATATATTTAATCCAGATTGCAGCATAGAACCAAAACCAGTACTTGAGGGTTGTTCTGATTGCATCTGTGTCATTTCATCTTCTGGAATAAAATGTAATCCAGTCCCGCTTCCAGATGGAGGTGTCATCTGATTTTCAGGAATAAAATTCATGGGCATTATCCAATCCTCTTATATTGAGATTGTTCTTGGGGCGTTGAATTACTCCACTCATTTTGGCTGATATATCCTTTGTTCCCTTGAGAATCTTGGACATAAATAAAGCCTGGACGGGATGACTTAATATAATCAGATAAATTATTTGCGCTTGGAGGAGGCAACCCAAGCATCTTTTCTCTAACACCTGGATAAAGAGGTTGCGCCGCAATACTAGTAGCGCCTGCAACGTCTTTTAATTGAGCCATGGCTCGATTATATTGGTCTAATGCGCGTGCTGGGTTACTTGACCATTCATCAAAAGATTTCCTAAAATTACCAATGATTTCTTGACGTTGTGAGGGCTGAATACTTAAATTTTCAATATTTTTAATTTGATTACTTATATTAGATGTAAAACTATTTCCAAATTGAAGGTAATTTTCATAATCTTTAGGATTAGTCGTTTTCCACTGATCAATAAACGCTTGTCCCTTTCCTAAAATTCCAGCATATTTTGCGGCACTCTCAGCTAATGTTTGAGTTGCGGGAGATGCTAAAAATTTCTCTATTTCAATAGAATTATCTAATTTCTTTGTAATATAGGGAGAAACCGCACCTTTATTTGCAAGAATTTGGTTAGCAAACTGCTGTTGATTAACGCTTTGTTGTTGATTAGGCGCTCCCATTCCAGAGGGAATTGGTGGTGAAGCTGGCGCCATCGGAGCAACTGGGGCTACAGGAGGCAAATTAGGCACTGATTGGGCATTCTGACCACCAAGCGATGCTCCCATCGGAACAATTCCAGCTCCAGCAGGTGGCATTTGCGATTGCGCTCCAGGAGAAATACCCACAGGAGTTTGGACTGCTTGGTTAGCTTGGTTTAATGTATTAACCATTAAATTATTTAATGCGTCTTGGTTATTAGCTATGAAGGTATCTTTAGCGGAACCACTTTGCATCTTTACAAATTTAGGTAAATTATATAAAGCGCTTCTATAAAATGCATCTTGCTTTGCTTTCTCGGCCATTTGCTGAGGTAACGCTGTTACTTGCGCATTAATAAGATTAAGTTTTGCTTGTTGAAGCTTTAATGCGGCTTGTTGCGACGCTGGCAAATTTTGAAAGGTTTGGCTTTGTACTGCATTATCAAGAGCTGCTTTTTGTACTGCTAACTGTTTTAATTGTGGCGCATATTGATTGCTTATAGCTTGACCTTGATTGCGCAAATCGAGTCCTTGCAAAGTTGCTTGGCTCACTTGCGGAGCATATTGCGCTGTGTTCCCCAATATTTGGTTATTTAAATTAAGTTTCTGCAAATTAGCCGCACTCATCTGGGGCGCATATTGAGCTTGGTTCGCTAGTATTTGATTTATTAGCTGATTTCGTTGCATGTTGCTATAGTCACTCGCAACTGTTTGCGGAGCGCCTGCAAATAAATTTTCCCACAATCCACCGAACGGCATATGTCACCTATTATAAAAAGTTACCTAACATGCTAAGAAGGCCACCAAGACCGCCCATTTGACCCATTCCACCGTAGCCACCCATGCTGTGGCCTAACATCCCAAGTCCACTCGCTAATGCGCCAGATAGCCCTTGAGACTGTCCGACATCTCGGGCACCTTGTGAATTTGCCATGTCTTCAAAGTATTTAAGCAGTCCTTGTCCAGCTTGCCCTTCTAAATTAGCGCCGCCCATAGCAGCTTGAAAACCTTGCTGTCTTGTTCCATAAAGCCTATTTAAATAATCATTCACATCTTGTCCACGCACGGCTTCAGCCATTCCGGCTGCTTGTTTTTGGGCATCTCCTGACCCTAACATTCCTGATGCTGCGGCAGCTTGATTAGCGCCTTTTTCACCTTGGGCTAATTGCGCTTGCGCAGCTCCAGACATTTGATAATTTTTCATGAACTGGTTATAAAGCGTTGATGGATCCATTCCTTGTTGCATATAGGGGTTTAACATCCCTAGTCCTTGATTATAATAATTCTGATAATTTCCAAGCCCTGACTGCATTTGGTTATACATGTCTTGACCAGCTTGTGCTCGGCCACCACCAAATAGTTCATCCAAAATATTCATCATAAAATTGTCCTCGTTACGCTGCTACTGGCGTAAAAGTTACCCAAGCGCCGTTTTCTCTAAAATTAAACCTGTCTGTATCGGTGTTATACCAAATCGTCCCATTAGGGGCGTTTTGTAATTGGTCACGTCTTGCTTGTGTACCACTTATCACACGAATAATTGCCGTCTCTTGTTTCGTGTCATTAAACCTATCGTGACTAACAATGTATCCAAGGTTTTCAACCACATTGTTTACCCAGGTTTCCCATGGATCCGTTAATTTATTATTTGTTTTAATAACATCATCATAAATCGGCGCGTCAGATAAATAAGCTGAAGTTTGTAACACCATTATTGCGGTTCCTTTTCATAATCAATTGCACCGCCTAATATATAAACGGGCACATCATTAAATATTTCTATTTTAAATATCGCATCTCGATAAGCACCGAGCCTGTCCCAAATAATTCTAATTAATCTATCACCGGCTCTCCCAAAACTAGAAGTTCCAAAACTAAAATATGTAATTCCACCGTCTTCTGACACGCTTAAAAAAATAACCGGATCAACATCCGATGCACTTTGAGGTGGCAATATCGTTGGAGGAAATGAATTAAGTCCTTTTGTATTTATTAAACCCACCCCTTTTAACATGTCAATCTGCAACCTGGCATATGTAATTCTTTCATACGTTGGCGCGCTTAATAATCTCATAATACGTGTGTGTTTTATTTTCTCGCCGTCATTGTCTAAATATGCTGGGCTTACGTGATAAAGTTTATTTATGTTGTATGCCGTGACATAACTATTGTTCTCAAAAAATGAATGTGTATTCGAAATGTCTCTCGTTCCATCGAGCGCTGTCATTTCTGACCAAGACTCAGAATTAACATTGTATAAATAAGTGTGATCGTCTTCTGTAAAATTAATTTGATAAAATATTTGTCCATTCACTTTATAAACAAAACCTGTTGCATCTTCTGGCTTTATAAATGTTTGTATAAATTCATCCATTTGTGGTGTACTAATTGGAACAGGCGTTGTTCCTCGCACCATCATAATTGAACCCACACCGTCATTATCACCGGACAAATAAAACATCATCTCAAATCCTTGAGTAATTGAAGACGTTGCCCTTACGCCGTGTTCTAATAATAAATTGTTGTCGCGCCGAAATGGAAAATCAGAATCTCCAGCATCACCCCAAAGTTCAGATTTAGTTTCACCAAAAAAGAACACACGTCGCTTTAATAATTTAACTCCATTTAAAACAGTCGGCCTTGAATTAATTAATGCAAAATCTAAAACAGGCCACGTTGTACCATCATTTAATGCGCTAATATGAAATCTGTTTTCAAACGTTAATGCTTTACTTATTAATAAAAAATACCCATCCATCATGTCTACATCGTACGGAGAAAACCCTGCTGGTAAGTTAGGCGTTACGTCCGTACTTGTATTTGTTAATGTGTGCCATAAAAAAGCCTTGTCACCATCAACAAATAATATTTGGTTTTCATTCGCCGCTACACCAACATGTCCTGATGCAGTTAAGAAAAAATTAAGTCCAATAATGCTTACAACTAATGTGCTGTCCATCCGATAAATCGTGTCACCAACTACAAAATAAACAAACCCTTTAAATGTAATTGAAGCTCTACCCGCTGCACCTTCGCTAAATGTTGCAATAGAACGTTTCCCAGGTATTGGATGTAAATATTGTGGTTTTTTACCTTGAGGAAAATTCACCACATAACTATTAATTGTTCGCTCGGCATTTATTTTTGTGACCACATCTTCATGTAATCCACCAACAACCGGTAAATCTGCTCTTTGCATTAAATAATCCCAAAATTATAATAATATCCCCTGAAAAATGGCGTCATTAATATATTGTCTGGATCTATTAATAAATTAACTTCCGAGCCGGCTTGGATATGTCGAAGCATCATTTGATATTCATTTTCTTTTACTTCATCCCATTGTGCAGATGGATAATAAGAACGAAGTTCTCTGGCTAATGAATATCTCAAAAATTTATAATAATCAGGCGGCACTTCATTAATCACCTGATACAGCGATAAGCGATTAAACATAAATTTAGCGCTTATCGTTGTTACATAAGCAAGTTGTGGCGTTGGATAAAAAGAAAGACGACTATAAAGTTCTTGCTTGTCTAAAAATACTTTATCTGGCATTGCTTGAGACGCTTCAAAACGCACCGCATTTTGAATGACCGCCCTATCCACAACACGCACAGGATAAATAATAGATTGCTCATTTATTCTTACAAAATCTAATTCTACAATTCGATTAAAATTAAAATCTGCTGGGACAATATTTGAAACAATATAGTCTGCCTTACCAGGTGTTAGCGTCACGACAATGTCTTTAATCGTCGGTATCATGACGCCAATGACTGAAAATGAATCAAGTAAATCATTCAATAAATAAAGTCCCGTATTCACATCCGACGCTGTGGGTATCCTATCGGGAGTTATTGCCCCAATAAGGAAAAATGCATTATTAATAATGTCATTAACGGTTCTTGAATCTTGAGCCATTTATTTCACCTGTTTTGGCCGTCCACGTTTTCTTTTTACTTCGCTACGTTGCGACCCTGACCGAACGGTTTGCAATAGATGTTCTTTTCCGGCATCGTTGCAGACGTTGGGGTGATATTGTTCGTGTCTGGGTTTATCCCGCTCACTACTCGTGTCACATCGGCCGCTTTTTTCTTCATGCTGTTTACCGGTGCTACATGCGTTTTCGCTGGTTTGCCTGGGGCGCCATGCGATAATTGGGTTTGTTTCTTGCCCATATTTTGTATTGCCATAACTTAATACCTCTTCATTAGGTTGATAGTGTGTTTTGTCATACCAGCCATCTTTTAAAAGCTCACGTGCTTCTCCAAGATAGCGGGTCTTATAAAGCCCATTGCGATACATCGTATACATTTTATATCCCCCTGAACTAGCCCGTGGGCAGTCCAGGGTATATAAATTAGGTAATAAAGAACTCATAAAGAGTGTACCCGTATACCGTATTGTTGGTGCCATTTCCAACCGCATAGAATGTCTACACGGAGCATGTTCACGTCATTCAATAAGTTACCTTGACGTCCTACCCGCAAAGAAATATTTAAGTCTTTGTCAGTAACCACCGAGGTATCCACATTGTTTAATACTTCCATTGGAGGAATAACAATATCAAGGCCACGGGGCGGATAAGCTAAGTTCACGGTATAAGTAGAACCAGGCGTACCTTCAAGCGTTACAGGCATCGTAGCAACCACAGGGATTGATACGTTGCGATAAGGGCTTGCTGGATCAGAAATAATGGCTGGCGAAATCGTCACAGTTGCATTTCCTGCACCATCCGAATTAACTTGGGACTGAACAGTAAATGACATTAATCGGCGAGTATCGCGTCTGTCGAGAGGGTTAACACTATTTACAGAATCAAAATAAATAATGTCACCGGCATTATAAACACCCGTTACAGTCGCACCCAAGCCAGTTAAGTTAACAGTAGTTGCGCCACTTAATGGGGTCGAAGCAACCGTTGCGCCCACTGCGCCAACGCCAACAGTTTGGGTAGGTATAGATTGGTTAGAAAACACATCAAATACACTCATGTGTCCTAAACGCGATGCAAAAGAAATATCGGTATTTAAAATAGAGTTAAATGCATTTTGGTTTGTATCACGAAGTGCTGCTGCTTGGAACGGATCCAACGCCAAATACGCATCATTGTTTACTTGAATGGCTAACGACTGCATTTTTGCATACGTTAAATCAAGTACTGAAAATGAATTTACTGGGGCTGATGGGTTACCAGAAACGTAATTCAATTGCAGTTTCGCATCTTCCGCAATTGCACTTTCGAACTGTTTACTGATGTTTTGGATAATAGGACGAACGTATCTTTCGTTAAATGGTCCTGCTCCAGTGTCAACAAACATAGTCAGTTCTTTAGAACTGTATTCGATTTCAGAGTGGAACTGGTGAGCAATTGTTAAAGGTTCAGTAGTTTCAATAACAGGCTGGATAACACCGACCCGACCGTCACTTACTAAAAATTGATTTTGTCTACGAATTTGGATCGTGTCACCTGTTCTGTATGCAGGCAATGGCATGTCGGACTCATAAGTACGTGCGCCAGTTAAAATCAATGAATTGTTAGTGGAAAATTCAGCAAGAAGCGCATTTGCCACTAAATTCGTAACAGAAATTTGGTTAGCCATGGTTCACCTATAATTAATAAATTAATATTAGAATTAAAAGTGAACCAAAAAGCGTAAATGATAATTAATGCGTCTTATCGACGGCCTTCATAATGCGCTTTACGTTCTGCTTTTAATTCAGCTAGAGTTTTGTGCGCGAAATGTTTAGCAGGCGTCCCTCCCGTAGCTCCTAATGGAGAAACAGGTGGAGGAGATTTCGTAACATTATTTCTTGAAACCATATCTGCCAGGTGCTTTGCTAATTCTCGCCTCATTTCATATGCCGGCAGTCGTTGTATGCGATCAACTTCTCTGGGGTTTGCGCCTATAAAATAGGCAAGCTCAGCAGGGTTAGGGAAATATGCAAATTCCCTCGCAATTTCAGGCCTAAAATTCGCGGTGTTTATCACCTGATCGTAGTCTGAATGCTTTTGTCTTGCTTCATACTGAGAGTCCTCAACATGATCAGCAAGACGATGAATTTCTTCTTGCGCCAAACGTTGTTGTTGCTCTTTTTCTTGTTGAGCTAACGTTTGCGACAATTGCTGCTGATAACCGTAAATAGCAGCGCCTTCTGGTGTATTTACATCGACTTGCATCCCTGTATAGGGGTCTCGATATACACCTTGTTGTTGAAACTGGGGCTGACTTTGCATTTGAGCATTTCTGCTCCGCTCTTGGTCTAACTCCGCTTTCAACCTTGCTGTTTCACGCTCAAATTTCTTTTGCTCTTTTCCCAATCTTCTCTTAGCATACTCAGGAAGTTCTCCATCCGTATTACTGTCGAGTGATTTTTCAGGTTCAGTCGGCTTAGTTTCTGGGGCTGCTGCGACAGGCGCAGTTGCATCAGGGACTTGGACTGTTTCTGGGGAAGTTGGCTCAAAAGAACTTTGTGCGCTTACATTGGGCGCGTTACTTTTCTCCAAAGATTGTTCTGACATAAATTTCTACCTTAAGTTTATGGTTGACTCTTAACCCTATGCGTACGGCAGCATATTAGCCCTATACATTTGAAAGCTGCATATTCGCTTATTACCGATTATGTTATCACGACGATAAATATAATTACAATAAGATATTTATACTTTTAGATAATTTTTTTTTAAATTATTGTCTAAGAAGAAGATGTAGGATTATTTTCTTGATTATTTTGATTATTGCTCTGAGAATTATCTTCAGGCGTCATAAGCCCAGTGATATTTTTAATCGCTTCGAAGTGTTGAGAAGAGATTTGTTGGTGCGCAGTTGCTACTTTAGCCATGGTTGTTGCTACATCGCCCTTATATTGAAGGTTGGCCTTTTCTACTTCGGCCATTGGCTTTAACCGATCAACCTCTATTTGAAGTAAATCTCGCTGATGTTGCAGCGCATTTAATTCAGCTTTCATTTGGATTTCTTGTTGCTGAACATCTATTTTTTTGCCATCCAGCATGAGCTTAGCTTGCATCATTTGCTGTTGCTGCTGCATCATCTGTTGTTGCATTTGTTGCTGAGGATTGGGTGGTTGAGGAGGCATCGGCTTCCCTTCCGATTGCGCCAATATATCAGGTGGCACCATTGTTTTCAAGCGGTTGACAAGCTCTACGCTGTCTTCAATTTCAATGTTCTTACCGATAATGTCAGCAATGACTGGGAAGACAGCCGGGTTAACGCCAACGATTTGCATCAAGATAGACATCGCTGCTTCTTTTTGTGCAACAAAGTTCGGACCAGGCACGACCATTACATCAAAGTCACCTTTAGTGATGTCGTTAATTACTCCACCAGCTATTTTTTTATTAATTTCTATGTCTTTTGGTTTGCCGCTTACATCATGGCCGACCACGGTACGCTGGGTATCATAAATTTTTGGAAGCATCGAGAGGATGGCCTTACCAATTTGTTCTTGGGCGCGCTTTAAATTATCAAAGAATATTAAATTAGAAGAGTTGCCTATTTTCGCGCGTTCCTTCATCGCCGACCCAGACATATTATTAATTAGCATTTTATCGTAGACATTCTCATCCGCACCCATGATGCTTTTTAAATCAGCGCTGGCCTGGATTAAATTATTTGTCAATGATGCTGGAAGTTCTGGAGTAGGCAACCGAATAGGTGCTTGCTGAGTAATTTTATCAGGATTATAAGGAAGTGCGCCCGCTTGGTTCGCTGGGTTTTTCCAAAACTTTTCAAATCCCGCAATGTTCTCAGGCGTAACAAGAAATTGCTCACGACGGTTGTTTTTTGCAGCTTGGGCAATATCACTCGCAAGGAAATTTAAAAACCGTTGCGGGTCTTTTGCATACCGCGTCAATGAAATCATCACTAATTCACCATCAATCGGTATTTCATCACCTAAGCTGATAGCAAAAGGAAATTCCTTACTCGGCCATTCAAATTCTTCTAATATATGCCCGAACACGGCTTTGTAGCACATTATTTTATAGTTTCTAGACTTTCTCCTAGAAACAATTTGTGGCAGCCGAGGAACACCGGCCATTGGTTGCGGCTCCGCTGGAGAAACCGGTGGTGGCGCTTCTGTTCCCATCATTTGTGGCGTATGTAGTCCTTGGTTCGCTGCTTCTTGATCAGATAAAGTATTTTCAGGTGGTGGTTGAAGCGTCCCCTCTTCATGCTCTCTTTGCATCTTTTTATAATCTTTCCGAGACATCGTCGTCCCGTCATCTAATTGGTATAAGGTAAAGTTATACCATTTCTTTTCATAGTACTCGCAAATAGTAATGCTCTTCTTATCTCCCCAATTAAAATAACGCGTATTATAATTAACTGGGAAAGAAATCGGATACGGGACATCTGGATATTTGTTTTCGAAGTCGTCCCTGTCCATTTGGTCGTAAATGCCCATAAAGTTTCCATCAGTCTTGGTTGCGTCCATAGCTAATGGATCCCAAAATATCCTTTCAGGAAATTTTACTGCTTCAATAATAATATCTTGCTTAAATTCAGTTGGGCTTATATAGTCCGTCCTTAAACGGATTGCCCCCATCCCTCCACTCACTGCATTAGCAAATGCAGTCTGATAAGCAATTTGCGCCCTCGATTTGTACTCTATTCCTCGAAGAATATCAGCACGTAACGTAATTGCATCTTGGTTTGTTTTGTCATTTAAACTGCGGACTTCAATACTCGAAGTGTTAAAACGCTGCTCACCAACCAATTTACGATAAAAATCATAAAGTTTATTATAAGTAAAAATGGGCTTATTTAAATCTTTAAATCCTTGGCGTTCTGGTTGTGACCATTGATCATAAAATAAAAAATAACGGTCGTTTCTGAAGCGGTTAATATTATTTTCATTAAACCTAAAATAACGATTAATATTTACGTATATCCGATGCAATACGTCCGTACTTTGTGGATCGGATGACATCGAACCAGCATCAAGCTTGCCGTTGCGCTTTTTAATAGCGTTATTACTGTCTTGGTAGTCCACGGGTATACTTAAATTCTAATATTAGGTGTAAAGATATTATCTATATTAGCATTTTTTCTAGCGCCAGGGAAAGAAAAAGTTAATGCAAGCGCATCTCCTTCATCTGGACTGCGTACACCACGATTAGACTTCATGTCCTCTTTACTTTCAAGTTGAATACGTCCTTGAGAATCGTTCTTAAAGAATGGGGCGCATAAATCAGCATGGAGAGAATTAGAATTTGGGATTTGGACTGGCGGCTCTTGTAGCCAAAGACCCATGAGCGACCACATTTCAGCGCGAAGGTTATGATATCTATCTGAGTTATAAGCTTTGCGCGAACAATTAATGCATTGAACAATGTTGCCGTAGCCAAGTTCTATTAATCTATCTCCAATGCCTGCACCATAACCAATCGTATCAACACACACGTAATCAGGGCCTTCATCTTGGATGATACGAACAATCAAACCAACAATTTGCATCGTGTCTAGGTTTTTATATGTCTGTAAATTATAAGCCACGCGTCCTTGTCGTCTAATAATCGATGTTCTATCTTTGCCCCGTCCTGCTGGATCAACTCCGACAAATTTGACCCCAGCTGCCATTGCTTCGCAACTTCTTGCTGCTTGTACTTCTAGGTTTCCAATTAGTGACTTATCACCTGTAGTTATAAATGCTTCTTCTGCATTGGATGGATATTCTTGTTTAAATGAAAGCTCATCGCAGACGTCATCCTCATCGTCAGCTAAAAGCCCATTGATTTTATATCTTCTCCATGCCATTTGTTCTTTAGTCAAGCCATAAATTCGTTGGTATGAAGCTTCTTCAGTAGATAAAGAAAATCCTTCTGGGACTGGTAATTTATATCCTGCGTCCCAATACCACGGGATAAAGATAGGAATAAACCCATTTCTACCTTTCATGGCCGATTCCCATACTCTATAAAAATAATTCCCCTTACCGTTAGCAGTACTTTCTAAAATTATTTCTGTGTTATCAATTAATGGGACCGCCTCGAGAATACCTTTGGAGTGGGCATTTGCATTTGCCCAGAGCGCCACTTCCGAACCATGAAATAATTGGATTGTGCTTGATCGACCAACTTCTTTAGTCTCAGCTGATCCGACCTTATATCCTGATTCGGGAGAAATGAAATTAAACTCTTTAACATTATTTCTACCTTCAATTGGCTTTATCTGAATCGGGCAATAATCATGATAGCGCTTTACAATTTCAAATAAGTTATCTGTTGCACCTTGTAGATGCGCCATAATAAATGCACGATATCCTGTTCTATGTGAAACAATATGATAAAAGCGCGCTGCTACATAAGTAGAAATTCCTTGTTGACGTCCTTTTAAAATAATTGCTCTAACTTTACCAGTTTTAAGCTTTTGTTCTTCGAGTTGTTTATGTAAATAAAGTTGCGCAGCATTAAAAGCGAAAGGAACAATCTTGGCATCTTTCGTTCTGATATATAGGCATTTATAAGCGTAGTGTGTTAAGTCCCTCTTTAACTTTAAACGTACTGTAATTTCTTCAGGTGTCATTATTCATGCTCAACGGCCTTCTTAGATAATTTATACTCAATCATTTTACATCCAAACATAAAGCTAATAATGTAATTCCCGTCATCATCAAAGTTTAACAATGAATTTAAAATAGCTTCTCTTGTATGCTGCTGAACATTTAATGATGCAATTAGCATGTCTAGATTATTTGCATAACCTACAGAATGGTCTTTCTGGAAATATTCCATCAACTTTTCATTCTTTTTAACCATATTATTTTCATGGTCAATCGATAAGTCTTGCATAACTTCACCTTCTAATTTTTTAGCCCTTAGTAATCGTCGTTCCCATCGTTCGTTCATCATAATAAGTTCCCAGATAACATCATCGCTTTAATCTGACGCTCCGCAAGCGGATGTAATGCCCGAACAGAAGCGACAAACTTAAATGCTAAATCAATAGCTGTATGTAAATCTTCCTGCGCATTTCTTTCTAATCTTGCATCAGGCGCAATTTCATTTCTCTCTGAAATTCCAGTATAACCCTCTGAAATAATAACATCTTGAGACATCATACTTTTTCTTCTCCTAATAATTTGTCTCGTATTGGGTCTAGCAAATGCTTTCTAATTCTAGCTTTTTGTTGCTCAATGCTTTCATAAATGCTCATTATTAAGCTAAGCTCAGATGTCTTAATTTCACCGTTGAATCTAAATTTAATTATACCAACAACATCATTACCAAGCTGCGGATAAACTCCCAAGCATTCAATCCCAGCGATGCCATACTCTGCATTTACCCATTCTTTAAATGCGTCCCAACGCATCCAATCGTTTTTAATTTCGCCCATAGTTAATCCTCAGTTTTAAATAATGAATCTTTATGATGGCCGATTATTACCCTATTCGGTAATAATCGGCATGATGATACCCAATAATATTTCTTCTTTTCATCAGAATAACAGCATATCTCTACTTGCCTATCGCCATACAGTTCATACGCTGTTTCTAAGTTATGGATGAGTTCCAATATCTTCATGCATCTACTTACCATGATAACCTATAGATACACCCACACTGTCTTTTCCATCCTCTCTACTTTCAGCTTCATTGCCTTTTGGATGTTCGCTACTTGGAGTGCTCGAAGTAGATGTCGTCGTATCTTGGATAGATGAGTGCGTACTAGAAACAAAAAATGTTTCCTTCTTTCCCCATATAATCGACGAAGCATCCCCTGAATGTGATAATGCTGCTTCTTCACCATCAGTTTCTTTTTTACGACACGAACGTTTAAAAATTCCAAAGCTATCTAATGCCCTATAAATTCCATAACCTGTAGCTGCAGATACAAATACCGGATGAATAATATTTAATGCGTTTTGATGGAAAATATCTCGAATACGATACATAACATCCAATACAATCGCTGGGAATATAATTTCAGTGGTAGCTCCAATTCCTTTAAATCCAGCATCAATGCTACGCGCTATAATATGATATTCTTCTTCCTTCAAATCGGGATTAGCTTCTTTATAGCGGTGCAACATCTCTTTTGCTGCAAACGATAAAACACTTCCGCAAATATAAGCATAACTGAATGTGGATGGATGACTAAAGATGGTTTCATTGAACCATGTACTATATACGAAAGGAATGACCGCCAAATCCATGACGCTTGTATACATCCGTTTTGCACTTCCAGCCATACTATTTGCTGTATCTAACATATTAATTTTCCTCAACGTTATTAAAAAATCATTACCTTACAAAATCCCGTCTTATTATTAACCTTATCTATACACTTAGACTCTAATTCACGCTTAATAACTTGGACAAAATCAAACGCCTCTTCGTGTGTAGATATTTTAGCTGCAATGCTAAGGCAATTAGTGTACTCAAATATATTTATGTCGTAATTTATTTTATTTTCATTTTCCATGATTACTGCAATGCTCCATTAAAATTTGTTGCCCATTCATTGTGAGCGGATAGTAATAACACCTTGGCGGTATTTTATCTAAGTTGTCAGCTATGCAACCGCACAACATTAGCGTCAATGGAACTATATAAATTAATCTAATCATTTCTTGACCTCATTTGAAGAGCCAACCGAAACTACAGGTTGAGCACCTAGAATTAAACTCATCACTGGCATTTTAAAATAATGCGCTTGGAACAATACAAAACCCATGGCGAAGATAATTACTAATGGAAATAGCCACAACGGCGTATCATCATTCATTATTTCTTTTTCCTCTTGCCTTTTAATATTCCGGTACCAGCATCAGCTTTATTAAACTCTTTACCAACTTTAACTGGTATTCCAACTTTCTTTGCAAAGCCCTTATCATGTGCAACTGCGGCCATTAATTTTGCTTGAGCTTTTGACTTACTTGGCATTATATTCCTCCGGAATGTATATTAAGTCTGTTCTGGAAATAATCTCCCCAGTCATCATGCTTCTCTGAAATTTCAATGTTATTTTAAATTCAATGCCTTCATCACCACCTACTAAAGGATTTAAAGCATGCGACTTTAGCTCTGTAAAATTAACTATTTCTTGAGGAAAGTTAGTGGTTTTAGCTAATTCTGAGATTAATGAACTCACATGACTCTGGAAAATGCTTAATGCTTTAACTGAGTCCATATCTGTAAATGGAGAACATTTACCGTTATCTACAATTATTTGCTGGTTTTCTTTAATTTTACTTAGCATCTTCTTCCTCCGGTTTATATATCAAATCAAATCTTCTGAAAACACCGCCTTTTTCATTCATATAAAAAGATACCCGAATTTTAAACTCAATTCCTGGAGAGTTAAAAGGACCAACTAAATTCAAATCGCATTCTTCGATACGTAAAAACTTTCCAAATTCTTCATGGAACCCAGTCTTATCAGTTAAAGCATTAATTAACATTCTTATACATTCATGAAAATATCCTTTGTCGCGCGACTGATGGTTTTCTGGGTTAGAACTCACCTCGTATTGAATGTGCAAGTCATAAGGTGTTTTCATTTTACTTGGCATCTATATCTCCGTCGCTGGTTTAATGCACATTAACTTATCAGGCTCTACAATCAAAACGCTTACCCTAGCATTGTAATGCGCTTCATGAACAACTTCATATTTGCCACATTCAGTTGAGCATGCAGATAGAGTAGCTAGCGCTGCAATCATCATTAATAGTTTAATCATTACTTATCTCCCTTTTCTCTATAATGCCAAGGGTTATAGTTATAACCAATGTTCTCTTTAATCTGGCGCAACTCAACCCATATCTTTCTCAGTAACTCGTCAAGCTTCATATAGATGAATACTAGCGCAACTAAAATACATGAGAGTATCCAAACTTCTAAATCAGGTGTTGTCATTATTATTCTCTTGTTTTGCATTCTTCACCTTATCAGTAGCTAAGTTAGCTTCATGGGCTGTAGGCAAACCAATATTCATAGAAATGGCGGGTCTTGGGTTTTTCCAATCGATGAAATAATCATGCCCACCTGGTTCTATTTCATACCCATGAGAAGTCAGCAGGTCTAGAGTAGTTTGGTTCATAGGTATATGAATCAAACATGCTATATATCCTCTCGATACGGCAATATTAATAGAATCAATTAAATACTGCAGCATATAGCTATAATCTGCATTTACTGCGGCGATAATATCTTTAATAGCATTTTCTTTTATAGCACTCATTTAATTACCCTCTAAATTACAATAATAATCCACAAACGCCTTTGTTTTCAATTCGATGAATATAAGATTTATCTAACAATGAAACTCCGCAGTATCCACAACGTGGAACTTCTTTGGCTTCGTATTCATCAACTCTTTCTAACAGTTCAATATCTACCAATCTATCATCTTTATATTTAGTTTGGTTCCAGTGTCCTAATGCGTTTATAGAATTTTCTGATTTAACTAATGTCAACTGAGGAACTTTCCCCTCGTGTGGGCTGTATGAAGTATACCTAATCTTGTATATGTTCATTCTTTACCTTCAGCTACTTGTTTACTTTTTTTCAATAATTCTATTTCTTGTTTAAGCAAGAAATTTTCTTTATGAAGCGCAAACGATTCTTTACGAAGCCGTTCTCCTTCATCATAAAAATTTCCTTCATATTGGCTATGATAATAATTAGCCACCGGTATACGTATGCGCTCAAGCAAAGTACAAACCTCATTTGCTACATATCTTTGGTGCTCGTGATTAGCGTTTATCGTAAATGAGAGACTTCTAAAGGCATTAAGCGGCTCATATTCCGGCTCCGGATACTTCGCATCAAATTCTTCTCTTGTCATCATTCGTCCTCAATCAGCTTAGGTTTAGGTTTAATTTCAATATCGTATTCTTCCTTGCAGTCTCCGCATAAAACAACCACGTAACAATCTCTATAATCTACATCCGTATCATAATAAGCTTTATAATTACATTTGTCGCAGAATCTATAATCACACCCAGCCATTATCCCAAATCCTCAATTAGCTTCTGGTTCATTTTATGTTCGACAATTAAATCTCGTTCTGTGTCATGAAATAATTTTAAATGCTTTCCTAAAAGTTCATTTGCTTTTAATGCAGCGTTCGCAGCTTTCATTTTTTTCTTGCTCGCAAAATGTTTTAAATTACCTAAAACAAACTCTGCATTAATTCCCATTTTTTCTGCTGTCTCACTCATGGTTTTCTCTATTTTAACCTTTATTTGAGGTTTATTGAGGTTCTCATATGCCATCTCTCCAGCAGTCTTTTTACTGTATCCAGCTTTGATTGCTGACTGCTTTCCATTTCCTGTTTTAATGTATTCTTTAATAAACTTATCCTGTTTTATTGTTAGCTTTTGTTCTTTCATATTTTTTAAATATTTCTTCAATAGTAAAGCCGCCATAAGATTTGCAATCTCTACCTGGAATAAAAACTCTTTCTATTTCTTTATTCTTATTCTTCATTTTGGTTTTTTGACTTTCTTTTTTCATATTCTTTTAATAGTTGTTGATAAAGATTGTAGCGTTGAAGTGCATTCCCACATTTAGCAATTCTAATTATATTTTTTCTGCGAATAGCTTTTTGCTCTTCAGTAAGTTTATTCATTTCAATCTCGCTTCTAATATATCTTGTTTTTCTTCTTCGGATAACGATTCAAAATATTTAAAAATCTCATTAACTTGTTGGTTGCACTCTGGAATTGTATTGGCGTAACTACCAATGCCGATACTCATTCTAAGTCTATCCAGCATGTCACTCATTCCAACTCTAGACTTAGTGCAATCATAACAGCTCTCAAAATAATACCCATGTTTAACAATATAGATAATTCCACACTCAGAGCATTTTCTAGATTTATTATTCATTTTTTATCCCGTGCACTGTAAAACTAAATTCATTATCATTTTTTGGCGAAGTAAAAAAATCAATTGCAGTTAAACATTCTGGATGTTTGAGTAAAAGTTCACATTCATCTAACCATTCACTATCAAAAATTCGTCGTTGCGACTTTATATATTTATCGAATATCTGTTCCCATGTTATTTTATTATTCATTTATATTCCTGAGTAATAAACTAATAAAAATATTGCAATAAATCCAACTAAGTAAGTTACATAAAAAAATACCATTCCATCAGTAGACCATACAGATTTTATTATTAATCCGACTACTAATACTATTAGTAGTAATACCGATAAATTTACTAAATGCCTCATTTTTGCTTACCACAAGAACCGCAGAAACTGCATGCCAGCCATCCTAAAAAAAGCACTCCAACAACAGAAATCATCGAATAACACAAGGCGACTCCAGGATTAGAAGTCAAACATGCGATTACAAATCCATCTAACATCATTCCTAGTACGCATAATAAAGCCATCCAAAAACAATTCATTTAACCTTAATCTCCTAAACTCTTTAGCTGCATTAGCTGCAAACGATAAAACTCTTCATCTCCATCTGCGCATAACATCTTCACAAACTCTTCTTCTATTTGAAGACACCCAAGTAAAAACCCGCGCTTAAAATATTCGTCTCCATCTAATTTTCCACGATACTTTTCTTCAAGTCTTAATCTGCATCGAGTTAATAATGCTCTAATTTCATTTTCAGTGAGGACCATATTAATTAATTCCAGTTGAATAACATTGCTGGCGAGCAATCTCTAATAATCCAGCGTCTGCTTTCGTTAATACCTCTAGTAACAAATGTTTTTCATGTAAGTAAACATCTGCAAATTTTGGATCATACTTAACAATCGAGTTAGTATTGCTAATTAAATCGGCAACTTTAATTGTTTGAATATTTCCTTCGCATTTACTTAATCTTTCTCTGGACAAACGCTTTCTAGTTTCTCTATTGCCTTCTTCTAAATCGGATAAAGCTAAAACTCCATTAGCAATCCCTGGGGAAAATTTATTCTCTAGTTCTTCAAAAGTTACACCGCAATCTTCTATACAATCATGAAGCCAAGCAATAGCTATATAACTAGGAAGTCCTGAAAAATAATACTTCTCTGCCTTTCCTATCAAAACAGATGCAGCTATTCCTGCAACTTGAGATAAATGGTCAAAATAAGGTTCATTAGTATATTTTCTTAAATGATTTTTATGAGCTTCTTTTGCAAAGAGCATAGCTTCATATGCAATATTCATTTTTTAGCCTTAGTTAATTTCTTTTTAAGCTCAACTGCTTTCTTCGCCCTAATCTTTGCAAACTTATTATCAACACCAACTTCCCATTTAGAATCTTTAGCTGATTCTTTTAATCCTGCTTTACTCTCTTTCTTCTCACGTTCTTTGGCGCCTTTACCTTCAATCTTAGCTAACGTAGCAAATGTCTTTTCACGCTTTTCTACTTTTTTTAAGTCTTTAATTTTCTTAAAATTCATTTACGCAGCTCCAATTTCAAACTTTCTTTTGCAATTTTCAATTTTAATTTTTTTTGTAAATTCATCAATCAAATTGTCCAGGTATTCTTGAGTAACGTAAAAAGAATCTGTAGGTTTACTGCAAGAATAAAGAAGTTTCAGGTGTTCTAGCGCCCTAAATTCTGCTACAGAATAAGAATTCCCTAAAGGATGTAAATTTTTCTCTACAATCTTCTTGCAAAGAAATCCTAGTGCTTCTTTATAATCCACTCTTTACTCCAAAGATGGGCAACGGCAAGATTCGAACTTCGCGCCTCTACTCTGCCGCTAGGGAAAGTAGTAGTCTACCGCTAACCTACGCTGCCCATAGTTCTATTTAGTATTAAAATACTCACACGTTGCAGTCATTGTATCTGTGCCAACATTTTCAACCCCATAAATTCTTATATAAGAGCTATAATTAGGATCGATAGACTTAATATTATATTTAATATAAATAGCTGGGGCTTTACCTGCCATTGCAAATTTACCGTTAGGCGTGTCATTTGGATTAAAAGCATAATTTGAAGAATCAATATAAAGCGTCCTAATAGGATGGACTGCAACGTTATCAAAAACACTGCATTGAATGTTCAAACCTTCATATTGTCCTTTAACACGGTAAGCCGTTAACTGATCGTACGGCTGCAAAATAACACCTGTAAAAGGTATTCTCATGCTAAAATCTTTAGCTGCAAATGCATTATCAGCCTGTAATACCAGCGCCAAATAAGCCACAAACATTAAACTTAAACTTTTCATTTTATGCTCCAAAATTAAATAACATTTTATGTCCTTCTCCGCTAACTATCTATGGCCTAAGAGGGATGCAACTTTAACCATCGAAGAAGGACAAAAAATATTATCTACTCTTAACTTTACTCTCTTTTGCTTCTTTCCAGCGATATGTTTTACATCCTGGACACGAAACTGGGTTTAACATGCGTGGATACCATGACCAATTGCACTTCACGCAATTTACTTCTCCAAACCTCTTTCGCAATTCTGTTACAACCATTTCAATTTCAGTTCTTGATTTCGACTTCATGTTAATCATCATAATCATCATATTAAACTTTGTCAACACTTTTGTTGAAAAAAGTTGAAAATAATTTTATATCCATTTAGAATAACCAAATGTCCAAATGAGTTATAATCGTTATGAAGAAAATTATCGTTAAAAAAACCAACAGCATTCAAAAGGCACGTGAAGAAAGTTTTGAACCTGTGATGAATGATGCAACTAAAGCTGCTCAACGTAACTACAATGTGACCATGCGTGATAAATATCAACCCGGTGACGAAGTAGACGTAAGCAAGCGACACAAGAGATAGACCAATGGCAAAATTAAAAGCTGCTGAACGCTATAAATTACATGCGTCTAGTTTCGGGTTGCCTGCTGAAAGAAAATATCCTATGCCAGATAAATCTCATGCCGCCAATGCAAAAGCACGGGCAACGCAAATGGTCAACAAAGGCAAATTGTCTTCGTCTTCTAAGGCAAAGATAGATGCAAAAGCAAATAGAATCTTAGGTAAATCTAAAAAGAGTAAAAAGAAATGAAAAAAGAACATGAAAAAAAACACGCAACCCCAAAACATCATGCAGAAATAAAAAAACTTGTTGCCCACCACAAAAAACAAGCTGCTCACCATCACAAAGAAGCTACTAAATTGATGGGGAAACATGAAAAGAAAGAAAAGAAATTAATCGGTAAATTAAGCAGCATGCATAAAGCATATTAGGCCTTTAAGCTAGTCATTGATAGTAAAGTCTGTCATAATCTTTATCGTCAATGATTAGCTTTTTTTCTTAACCAAATTGACTTTGGGTTTTTTAATTTTATTATGTTTTCTTTCCTTTTGTTTTCATCGTCCTCTATTTTAACTTGCATTTTAATTTGATTTAATCTACTTTCTATTTCATACCTTTTAGTTTCCTTTACGTCGGACTCATATAACGCAGCATTAGCTAACGCTTTTTTTCTATAAACCTCTTGTTCTTCTGCAGTCTTTTTTTTATTTAACTCATGCTCCCTTATAAGCGCATAAACTTCTTGCTCATATTGTGGCTCATAAATAATATATCCTTGATTTAGAGATAATTGAGTCCGTATCAAATCTAGATGAGCATTTAGCCCTCTTTCTTTTTGGTCTTTTTCTAGTTTTTTAAAAGGCCTACACCAAAATAAATTATTCCACATCCTCATCGTCCCTCTCTTGCCTATTTCCTCTTGCGCTTTTTCTCATTCCTAATACTAGGTCAGCCATTCTGGTTAGTAAGAAAACGCCACAAGAGACAGTTCAGCTGCTTCTCATCACAATCTATACATACATTGCAACTCCATGCGGAACCCTGCAAAGATATTTTAATGCAATGTTTTGCAGGAACTTCTTTTTTACACACTTCACAAATATACATTTTATTCATTCACAAACTCCAATACTAAACACAATACATCCATCTTTAACCACGTTCTTAGAGCGAAAGGTAAAGTCCCTACAAATCTGGTTATCATCCTCAAACAATCCTGCATGCTGAAGCGCATCAAATAACGCTTTTTTTGTGTTATCCATGTCTCGTTTGCGTTTATCAGGAGGAAAGATGGTTATTTGCACCTTTAAATCGCCGTTTAACGGCTCTCCGTCCCAGTTTCCCTCCTTACCAATGCATTGGTGAAGGGTGCAATAAATTAATTGCCTGTAGGCCTTCCCACGGTCGTTTATGAAGGTGCGCCTGTTATTGCGCCCGTAGTAGTGATTAACACTAGGTGGATAAGGCAGCTTGAATGTCAGCATTTCATCTTCCTTCTCCGAAAACATAGGGTTCTAATTTCCCTGATTTAAATTCTTCCATCCCAACCAATGTGTCTTTAATAAAATTTATTGGTAAATCTGGGTTTTGTTCTTTACAGCAATAAAGACATTTCGCATACGCCTCTTCTTCGTAATCCTGATTGATTTCTATTGAAACCAACCTAAGCTGTTGCCATCCTCGAAACTTCCCGCAAACATCGCATCTGTTCATTTTTACTCCCCATATTCCTCAATACATTTTTTACATTCATACCAACTGTCAGGTTCTCTTGGATCCAACCGGTCTGAGGGGTGATAAGTTTTATATATTAATTCTTCCCAGCTTTTAAATCTGCCACACGAGGCGCATCTATTCATTTAATTTCCTCCCGGATATGTGGATCCAATAATTGCTAGTTTTTTTCCTCTTCCTCTCGTTGTTGCTGTAGGTGATCATAACAATATTTGCAGATAGGAAATGTGTTAGGATTTTCTCCGTAACAAGATTCGCATCTATTCATCTTCTTCTCCAAACGCATCTGCGAAAATATTTAATTTTTCAAATTTCTTTTCTTTTTCTAAAAATTTGTCATATATGATTTCTAATGTAAAATTTACTCCGTATGCAAAATCTGCGCCATCGTGCGCCTTCCCATCATGTCGATATCTATAATCTATCTCAGTTAATAAATCTCTGTATTCTTGGGTAGTTAGCATCATTCCACCTCCAGCTCAATTTCTTCTACTTCGAACCTACCAAGGTACCCTAATTCTCTAGCGTCTTCTTTTTCCTGTTCCATATCTGAATATTTCTGCGCTTTTTCTTTATTAAAAAAACATTTATGTATAAATGTCTCTACGCCTTCCCCGGAAGTAACAAGATAAATTTTATTATTTTCCACCTCCACAAATTTATATCGCTTAGAGAAGTCTAAATCTAAAAAAGAAAGTCCAGACTCATTTTTCCCGTCTAAAGTGTAATGCTCTATAACTGTCGTATGTCTTTTACACATAAGAGGGTAATTGGCGTCTTTTCTGATATCGAAAATCCCCACAATTTCTTTTTTTCCATTCTTATAAATGTCTCCAAGCTGAACTTCTCTCTTTGGTTTTTCAGTAAAATCTAAAATAAATGATTCCACAGCGCCAATATTATAAATAGGACCAAGCAAAACATTTAATTTTTCAAATAAATTATCAGCTTCTTCTTTACTCAACATGGTTCTTCTCCAATAATAATTTTAAATTATTTATTACTTCAGAAATATCATAATCTTGAGGCCAGTTATTAGGCGAATGCTTATAATTGATTATGAAAGAAAGTGCATCCACTAACTTAACTAAAATATAATAAATCTCTTGGTCAGTTAACATAAGTCACCCTATTTAATATTTTCTTCATATTACCCAACCAATTTACCGGCTGAGAGTTCTTTGGTTTTTCACTAATCAATACCTGTAGTATTTCTGGCTTAGCTTCAATCGTACATGCTTGCGGTTTTTTCCAACCACAAGCACATTCGTTATAAACCATTACAACTTCACATTGGGGACAGTTCATTTATTTATTCTCCCAAATATACTTGGACTTATATTGTGGATCGTCTTTATCCAATAATTCTGGATAATTACCCGCTCGTAACCATGGTATTAAAATTTCACGGATGCTAAAAGGTGGGTTCTCCAACAACAATCTAAAATCAAATATGAATCTAGCAGCTTCGGCCATTTTACCATTCATTCTTTGAGATTCTTCTTTTTGTAAATCATTTAAAGGGACTGTTGCAATAAATTTCATTCTTCTTTCACCTTTATAAATTCATATCTTTCAGATAGAATTGGTTTTAATTTATTAATTTTATCTTTATCGATATAATCAATATATCGATACTTTCTATCTTCATAGTTAACAAACTGCACTACAACACAATTAATAAAATAACCATCAGAGTCAGGATATCTAAATTCTAACTCTTGAGAATCTCTCATCCTAGTTACTAGAATAAGATGCTGATCAAGTGTATGCCACTCTACCCCTCTTCCAACTCCATTTATACGTAAAATATCTCCGGATTCATTTTTATAATATTCTCCTTTTTTAGGAGATAATTTCTCTGTGGATATTTCAGTCATTCTTCTAACCTCTCTACTAACTCTGGATTTTCATAAATGTTCCCAACAATCTTCGCGCGACCCGCAGACCAAAGATCAAATTGGCTCTTGTGCAAGTCATTACATAAAACAAAACGTCCATTCATATATTTACACACACAAATTTCTAGCGGTGGTTCATCGGGTGTTTTTAAAATGTCCTCCTCATAAATTTCTTCACCGTCAATATCTTTCATTCCTATATATTGCATAACAATGTAATCGTTTTTATTTGGATTAAGCCAATCATGCAAGCCACCATATTCTGATGTCCTATAAAATTGGTGATAATAATCTGCATCAAACATCTTTTTATCGCTCACGTCCCAAACTCTAAATTTAATCTCTCTCATTCTTTTTTCTCCACAAATTCATAACGTTTATTTAAATCTAAAGTACTTCTATTCTCTCCATGCTTTCCTAGATAAGTACCGTCGTGTCTTATAAAGTGAGCGGAACCAGTTCTTAAAAATAAAATTCCAGTACAGTTATTTTGTGGATTATCTTTACATAACTCTTCCCGATGACTCATGCATCTAACAAACCCATAGTCACTGTCCCAATATATTTCTCCAACTATAATTTCTATCTTTGGCTTCTCAGTTAATTCTATAATAGCTTTATGAAGGCGCGGCCAGTTAGTCAAGCATTGACACCTCTTTTCAAAAATGATGCCGTCCATTATTTCATATAACATATCAGCTTCTTCTTTAGTCAACATATCTAATCTCCATCGTTTCAAAACGTGCCAATGAAATGCTCTCATAATCTACTTGGCAATCTGCACACACTACCCAATACGCAGTATCCGGTTTAGCTAATAATCCAAACACTTCATTTAATTCATTTGTTGATTCATCCATTACTAAATCGCTTACTTCATCACATCTAATTCCACATACGCTACAGTCCGTCATAATAGTTCTCCAATTTAAAATTTCTCACTCACAATGGTTGCAAGACAAGGGATACATAAATTTACAAAACCTGATTCAGGTTCATTGATTTCTAAATATTCAAACAACTCACCAAATTTATTATAGCTTGCGCCAGTAAGAGGGGTCTTTGTTTCTGAACAAACATCACATCCAATCATTATTATTCTCCGTTAGTGTTAAGTACATCATCATAATAATCATCATAATCAAGATTGTCAATCTATTTTCATAATTTTTTTCTTCTCCTCAGTTGTCACTAACTCAGGTAAGTATTTATCGTAGAAATTGCTTTTGCTAAACAACGTGGATGGCCTTAAGTATTTCTCCATCTCCGGCTTATGTCCCCACTCCATCTGCTTTCTAGCAATCACCTGTTTACACTGCTCAACGGTGATGCCTTCGCGCAGTCGGTGGATAATGGGTTTGAGGGTGGTATCTACATACCTGTAATTTCTTCCAGTCTTCAAACGAAGAAAATCAATGACCCGTTTTGCGTTACTACGCAAAACAGAGTTGGGGTGTTCCACCGCAGGTGCCGGATTTTTCTTTTGTTTATTTTCTTTAAGATCATTAATAAGATTATTAATAGATATATGTGGTATCGCTCCGATACTAGGGTGGTATCGCTCCGATACTAGGGTGGTATCGCTCCGATACCACCCCCCCCTTCGGTTTAAATATGAATTAATTATATTTTCGTTTAATTCATAATGGTTATTTGTATAATTACCGTCCTCATTCGTTATTTTATTTACTATAATAAAATTTAATAAACGCAAGCGTTCTATGTTTTTAATAACATTACATTTTGTTAAGCAGCAAAAATCAGAAATGATTCTATAAGACGGCCAACAGTCTTTTTTATCATCATTGGTATAGTACGCAATACATTCTAAAATCATGCGTTGTGGTGAAGTTAAAGGCAGTTTTGTTTTCCCTAAAAGAAGGAGTAACCGAACACTCATTTTATTTCCCTCTAAAATGTAAAAATATCAGGGCGAATTTCTTCTTTTTTAATCCCGTATTCACTCTCTAATAAAATACATAATCTGGCGCCTGGTAAAAATTCTCCATGAATTAATTTACTAATTGCCGACTCCGTTATATTTAATTTCTTCCCTAATGATTTTTGTGATCCCTCTTTAAATGAGAGGTTTCTAAAAATCTTCTGTATATTTTTTCTATCTATTTTGTTCATGACAACTCCGCTTTGTAAGAAAATCCCTAAAGTGAAATATTTATTTGAATTTATTTAAAATAATACTTGCAAATAATAATTGAGTATACTACAGTTCATTTACGGAGACAAAATAAAACAGGGAATATCATGAAAATTAAAGATCAACTCGAAGATTATGTTGAATACTTAGTAGAACATAATAACGTCCAATCACTTTCTGATCTGACTAGAGAAGAAAGAACACGATTATCTTTTCTCATTCTACGCGATAATTTTATGTATGTGAAAATGATTAGAATCATGCATAAAACCATTAAAGATGCTGTAAAACAGGGACAATTAACAAGAACAGGGAGTTCACATGACGCATTACTACCAAGATATAACTAACTTACGACACGCACTTAAAGTGGTTGCAAGTAAAATACCAGAAGTACTAGAAATTGCACAACGTAAATCAATTGAAGAAAAAGATATTGATCTATCGATGGCTGCAATGACTGACGCTGAATTCATGTTTATGCAAGAAAAATACGGGTATTTTTCAAAACAAATATATGAGTTCGATCCAAATGACGAATACGGCGCCGTCAAAACTATGTGGCCGAATGAAATGAACGGAGAATAATAATGAAAATTAAAGACATGAAAATTAAACGTATAGGTAAAGGAGACTTAGAGCATAACGAAGACCTAAAATTCGTTGAAGAAAACTTAATTAAAATAATGAAATATATGGAGAAACTTCTGAATAATAAAAATTCTAGCTTAGATAGAATTGATAATATTATTGATGCCCTTTGGACATGTATTTTACAGGCGCATTTAATTAATAATATTAGAGAAGAAATGAGAAACCCTTATTTCAATCATAGGGTTTCGAGCTTTATTGAAAAATTAGCCCGCGTTGCTAATGAACTGGGTCTAGAAATTAATTTTTTTGAAAACAAAACTATTCACTAAACGGAGAATGAAATGAATAATAACAAGTTGGATGTTTTCGATAAAGATTTAAAACACTACGGGAGGAAAGATTCAAAAAAGCCTTTATTTATAGCTGCTTTGACAATTGTTGTATACACATTCACTACACTAATAATAAGAGGGTTCTACTATGGAAAACTATTTTGATTGCGATTATGTATTAGAAATATTAGAAAATTTCACAAACGAAGAACTTCGAGAAATTGAAGAAATCTCACAACAACTTGGAGAATAATAATGACAGACGACGAATCTCATGTACTAGAGCATTTTATTGGGAATACAAGCGTTTTATTGCATAAACTGCAGGAAAACTTATCTCAGTTAGACGCACTTTTATCTGGTATTTCATGGTATCATCAAACTAAAAATAAACTTGAGGAGAATAAAAATGTTAGCAAATAAAGAAAATAATTCAATCGTACTTCTTCCAGAAGTTCAAAAATTTGAACTTCTACAAAGAATATCTAAAGCTTTTTTTGAAAGCGGAATATTTAAAGATGTTGCTTCACACGCACAAGCTATCGTTAAAGTCATGGCAGGTGCAGAGCTTAATTTAGCGCCATTTGCCAGTATGACAGGTATACATTTAGTCAATGGAAAACCTGTTTTAGGTGCTAATTTAATTGCAACATTAATAGGCAACCATCCTCGTTATCGATATGCACTTAAAAAAGCAACCAAAGAAACCTGTGAATTAGAATTTTATGATGACGACGAATACTTAGGAGAAAGTATCTTTACCATTCAAGAAGCTCAAGAAGCTGGGTTGTTAGGTAAAGACAACTGGAAGAAATACCCAAGCGACATGCTATTTGCACGTGCATTAAGCCGTGGTGCACGTCGATTTACGCCTGGTATATTTGGGGGAAGTACAGTATATACCCCTGAAGAAATAGAAGTTAATCCTGTTCATTTAAAGCATGATGCTGACGGCGTTATTGATACGGATGAAATTATTATTGAAGAATTTAAAAAAAATAATGTCGTGAGCGATCACGATTTAACCGGAGCGCACACATGTTAAATTTTAATATTAAAGATTATATGACTGTATTGTTACCAACTGGCAGTTATCGTGTAATTGTTAAAGCAATTGAATTAAAAGAAGATAAGGGTTTT